CTTTTTAGTCAGTTTATCAAAATAGTTAATATCCCTTTGCATCTTATTAGCATTGTCTCTTCCCTTTGCAGGAGAAAGTGGTTTATCACCTGCTCTTCTTTGTGCTGCAAGGTCACTTCTTCTTTCCGAAGATTCTCCCTTTACTGCTTCACCAAGTCCAAGTGCCTTTCTTGCCTTTGCCTTTTCTTCTGGTGTTGGTTCTTTTGAAGGAGCAAGATCTTTAATTGAATGAGTTGCCTTACCAACTTTAGCAGGTGCTGAAGGCATTTTCTCCATGCGAGAAGCCATTCTATTTTCATCAAGGCAGATATCATACATTTCATCCCAAGTGTATGATGATAAATCATAACCTTCTTCAATAAGAGCATTTACAATAAACTCAAAATCTTCTGCATTAAGTGCAGCAGCTCTCTTACGTGCCTTGCTTCCTCTACCTTGATATGGAGTATCAGCACCATACTTGCTGTATCCTGCTTTTAAATATTTGTTGTGTGCATCTTTTGCATTAGAAGCATACGATTGAGAAGCATTTCCCATATCAACCTGATTCTGTGCTCTCTCAGCATTACCTTTAGCACGGTCAAGGATTTTTCTTTTAGCAGAAGTATCAGACCCTTCTGGACCAACATTATACCTTGCGCGAAGTTGATCACCTCTACTTTGTGGTTTAGGTGCTTCTGTTTCTTTTTTACCGCCACCAAGAAGTCTCTTTACTGCAGATCTAAGTCCTTCTTCAATATTTTCTTTTGGCGAATAAACTTCGGAATATGCTTCCATCAAACCGCGTAGTTCTTTAGGATCCATTTTTACAAATACTTTTTTAGTTATTTATAAAAAAAACCTCCTACAAGAGGAGGTTGAAATCAAAGCGTATGTTTTTCAATCTGACTATCAAGTTCTACAACTGCTCTACGAATATCAATAACCCGAGGAGGAACAGATAGTTCATCATAGGTATATCCCTTCTGAGCATCAAAGAGAACTTGACGAACTGCTGCAGCAGAACGAACATCAAGATTAAGTGTTACTCCAGTTTCTTTAGTCACAGGTCTCCCTCCGCACGATTTTCAGAACGATAAACATCAAATGCACCTTCAGGATAACGAGCACTCAACTTCAGATAGTTGCGCTCCATTACTTCCTCAAAGGAAACATCAAGTGCCATACATGCTTGTGCAGCATACCAAAGAATATCACCAAGTTCGATCTTCAGGTGCTCAACATTATCGGCATTATAAGGTTTGCCTTGCAGAAATACTTTCTTTACGATTTCAGTAAACTCACCTGCTTCTGCACTCATACCAAATGCAGCAGTTAGCAAACGTGGGGTATCTGCATCTTGAGTTTCCAGTTCAGTCAAACGAGCAAGCAAAGCAGCAAAGTCACTACTTGCAGGACTTGTGGTTTGACGAACGAATTCAATATACTTATTAGGTTCAATAGTTGCCATAGTTTTAATTCAAATTTAAAGGTTCTTGTTGACTATATGGAAGTTTGATTTGATGCTCTTTAAGTTTTTTTGTTTCTTCTTTTTTTACAACTACAATTTCATTCGTAGGAAGTTGCTTCGGCATTTCAATGTCAATGACTTGTCCCATTAAAAATTGATTTCTGGTAATTGTTCTATTTTCAGGATCAAAAGATACCATTGATAGGGCATCCATTTGTTCCCCACAATCAACTATTTTTCTACCAGTTTTTTTATCAATTACAGAGAAATAATCTTCAGTGTTGTACTTCAAAACTTAAATCCCTCAAATGATTTTTTAGGTTTGTTCTCTTCATGATAATCATACTCCTCTTCCTTACCGTTGTCAAGAATATCTTCTTGTGCTTTTTGTTCACAATCATAAAGGCGCATCTTTGCACGATCAATACCAACCACAAAGCGTTTGTGAATGGTTGGATCATTATAACGGTTCTTTAATTGTTTGACTAGAATTTGGCCCAACTCCTCCAACTCTTCAGTGCTAATAAGGGCAAACATAAGGTCAGCAGTAGCAGGGAGACCAAAGGATTCAGAAGTATCAGTAAGTTCAACATCAGAACTACCATAACCTGAACGAGTAGTCTGAGTGGCGGAGACAATCGGAACATTAAACTCAACGGCAAGGCCGCGAAGTTCCTCAGCAATTGACTTGACCAATGTATAAGAATTGACATTGCTGCCCCCCCTAAACCTAGAGGAAGAGCAAATATTAAGGTAGTCAATAAAAATAATATCAGGTCGGAATGATTTCTTAAGAGCAAGTTCATTGAGAAGTGACTTGAAATGTCCTGCGTGGGCGGAAGCAGTTGGATACTCTTTAATGATTAGAGTTCCTTGTGTCTTCTTAGCAAGATTATTTACCTTACTCTCAAACATTGATTTTGGAAGTTCAGAAATGTCCTGAATAGGTACATTCAGCAGGTTTGCATCAATTCTTTCAGCAATTCGTTCTTCCGCCATCTCAAGAGTGATATAGAGTACATTCCTGCCCTGTAACAAGGCGGAACTAGCCACATGACACATAAACAGTGATTTCCCAACACCTGTTCCAGCGAGAGCAATATTGAGAGTCTTATTAGGTAAACCACCCTTAGTGACCTTGTTAAAGTATTCCAGATCAAATTCAATCTTCTCCTCTTTTCTATGATAGGACTCATATCGTTTTTCATAGTCTACCAGATAATCGTGTCCAACGTGAGTATCAAAAGATACGGCAAGTGCATCAGACAGAATTGTAGGAATACTGTCACGATTTTTCTTTTCATCATTACCATCTGCAATGTGAATAGACTCCATAAGTGCAAGATAGATAGCACGATCACGGCACCACTTTTCAGTAGTATCTATTAGCCAATTAAACTCAGTAGGAACATCTTCAAGACATTCAATCAAATGAGTGATTTCCTTAAAGGAAGTATCATTGATATCTTTACGCTTTTCCGTTTCAATACAAAGAACTTCTGTTGTTGCAGGTTGATTATACTCCTCAACAAACTTCAAAATCTCCTCAAATACAATTCTCTGATTTGTATCCTCAAAATATTCTGCTTTAACAAAAGGAATAACCTTACGAATATACTCTTCATTATGAAGAAGATTTCGCAAGATTAAAAACTCAACTTTATCCATTCTTAATACTCAAGGATTGTTTTCAGATTGTGGAACATCAAATACAAAGGTGATTCTGACCTCATCACCAATATTAACTGTTCCGTGAGGAAGTTTGTTATTAAACCAGAAGAGAGTTCCTGGTTCTACTATTATAGTCTCATTTCCAACAAAATACTGGTATCTACCTTGTATTGATAAGTGATACCTATCTTTTGTGAGATAGTAAGTGCCTTCATCAATATGAGCACCTACAATTTCATCTATTGGAAGAGCAAGAAATCCACAACGATACATTGTAGGAAAATACTTTCTTAAATATTTTCTAACTTCGTTGTGGTTTTTATATGCAGGAGTTTTGATGCAGATTTCAGTATCTCCAACTTGTTGGCCAAGAGTTTCGATACCTCCCATTATAAGTTGAAGAACATCTACTGACGTAATGTATTGATGAGGATCTTTAAGTTCTACATTATCAAGTCCTTTTTGAGATCCCCAGTCACCAGGATTTTTCTTTAATTGTGCTTGAATTTTTGATACATCAATATCAGTTTTGACTACACGAATATTGTTCATGCACCATAACTAAATTCACCTTTAGCAATCACATCAAGTTTTTCCATCACTTCTTCAGTAAAGTATTCTTCTGGGTTTGCTAAAATTTGTTTTGCATAGATTTTTTTACCATCAATTTCATAGCGTCCTGCGACGTTCTTCCACATCCCACCAAGTTCACCCAATTCAAGTAAACCATAATACTTATCAAGACCACGTTCATCATAATAAAGACGAACTTCAACATCCTGATTCTCCTTACTTAAACGTGATTTTTGAGTTTTGCATTTGATAATATTACCAATCACATCTGTCCCGTCCTTCTCTTTCTTTTTAGAAAGATAGATGATAGAAGATGCTGCATACTTAAGACCACTACCACCACCCATTTCCTTCATTGGAACATAAGAGCCAATAACATCATAAGTATGATTAGTCACAATCATTGGAATTTTTGCTTGACCCAGTTTCAAGGTAAGCATACGAAATGCACCTTTGATGAGTTGGGATTTAGTCATATCCCTAACTTCTTTATCATTCAGAGCATCATTAATCTCTTTACTTGTAGAAAGCATTCCCAAAGAATCTAGAACAAACATACAAGGATTACGTTCTCCTTCTGGTTTCTTCAAATAAAGGTCAACTGCCTTCAGTGCCTTACCACGAAACTCTTCAACTGTAACAACATTGACCACCACGACTCTAGTTGTGTCGATGCCTCTGCTCTCCAATAAGGATCTGGTGATTGCAGCTTCAGTATCAAAATACAAGCAGTATCCAGTAGGATTATTATCAAGAAAATTCTTGACCACTGCCAAACTAAAGAAAGTTTTTCCTGTAGAACTTTCGCCTGCAATTGCAGTAATTTTGTTACCAGATACGCCACCAAAGATACTCCCAGATACAAGAGCATTAAATATGTACGAACCCGTGTCCACATAAGTTTCAGTTTCGTCAATATCTGATGCGAGTTGTGTGTATTCTCCACCGATTTCTTTTACAATATCTTTTAAAAAGTTCATCAAATTACCATCCCGTATTGTTCACGAAGTATTTTTTTATAAGGTAAACCTTGTTCTTTAAGTTCTCTAACTAATTTAAGTTTATGGTAAAGAGCAGAGTCACCACCAAACCCAAGTGCTTTTACAATTGTATCTAGTTCTTTGTCACTAATAGGTAAATCCATTAAGAGAAAAATAAGTCAAGGTTTACAGTTTTTTCTACGTTCCACCCAATCGCATCAAGAATAATCTTGAGTGGTTCTAGAAATGCCTTTTCAAATTGTAAGTCATAGTCAATGTATTTGTCAAGGTTGAGTTCCTTTGGAAACTCTTGAATGAAAGAAATAATATTCTCGTGAATAATATTTGGTTTCTTCAAATAAACAAATTTGACTTTCTCACCATTCTGAATAAGTGAATATTTATTTGTTAGTTTTGCCTCCTTAATATAATGATTAAAGAGAAGTGCTCCACGAACATGAATAGGTGTTCCCTTTGCATAGATTGATGCTGACGATTTGTATTTGTTTACATCAGAAGCAGAACGTGGGAATGAGATTTGTTCTGGAGGAAGTTGTTTAAACTCTTTGCGGGCATTATCAATAAATGCAATTACATCTTCTTCAGTTCCATTCATCATCAATTTGAGAGCATCCTTAATCATCTTACGACAAGGAGCAGGAGTAGAAGATTTAACAGCTTCAATACCCATCATCTTGAGTTTGGGTTCTGTATATGCCACTCCCTCACTATTCCATACGTTCAGAATGTAACGCTTCTTAGCAGTCCAGATTCCACGGTCGGCAATATTCTCCCGCTTCATTTGCATCTTCTGGTCATAGGCATTCACATAGTCTGCCAGTTCTTGGTAAGAACCTTCAATATATTTTTCAAGTTCCAGTGAAGCGACCTTATCAAGGAACGAGACAATGCTTTCAGTAGTTTTCTCTCTTCCCTTGAATACAGTTTCAACCACAGG